GTTGGTACTGCTGTTGATTTCGGTCTATGGCTTGTTCAGGTATCATGGCCTTTCCTTTTGGGTGTAGCTTTCATATATCTTATGTGGAAGTTGGCTCATAAGTTTATGGGTCTTGGTCGTTAGTAAAAACAAAAAACCCCCTAAAAAGGGAGTAGTTTGAACTTGGGGCTGTTTAATTATTACATGACACATTTTTTTAGGCAAATGCTTGTTGGTATCGGTGCAACAACACTTATGATAGTAAGTGTTATAATTATTGCACCGCAAAAAGCGTTTGCCTCGGTTTTGTTTGAACAGCCTTATAAAGATGTACAAGCTTCTAGTGCAACTGGAGGAGGATTTACTTATGTTGTTGGACAAAGAGTTTTAAATAATTCAGGATCAGCAATTAATATAAAATCTATTGTTGTTGATGAGCCTTCAGCGTGTACAAATTTAAGTTTGTCGATTACAACCGGAAGTAATTCTTCAGATAATGCAGGTACTTTTGATGGAGATGGAAATTGTATTTATACTTTTACTTCGGGGATAACAGTTGCGAATGGAGATTATATAAAGTTTTTTTGGAATTATGGTGGTGGAACAGGAAATTCTATTTTTCCATATGGTAGAGCTGTAGGAGATAATAATTACGGAAAATTTTTAGTTGCAGATTATGATACTTTTTCATCTGGTGGAACATTAGGGATTTCAGATATGTTTTACCGTATTTGTGATACTGTAACATGTTCTAGTGATATTTATAATACGACTCGTATTCTTGATATGCAACCGCAAAACGGTTCTACTACGTCTAATATTGTTAATTTTTCATTTTCTGCTTATATAAGTCCTGAAGACGCTGAACGTGGTGCAGGTGTTCAAGTTAAACTTCATAATATAGATCAGAATTTATTATTTTTTGATTCTCCTGATGATATTGTTTTGTATGATTCTGCTGTTACTACTGGAGGGGTATTTAATTATGCGACTTCTACGTATTTAAATGACGGAGGTTATAGACTTGAGGCTAAATTGTCTGGTACTTCAGAAGGATTTTTATTTATTCCCGGCATTTCTGGCTGTGATTCTTTAGTTGGCCCTTTAATTGATGTTGTTTGTGTAAAGACGAGTGTCCAGTTTGTTGTTAATCAGCAAACATTTCTTAGTAATATTAATCAAGCAAGTTATGCAAGTGCAAACAGTATTTTTGCTTCGACAAGTGCCACTTCTACTGCTGTTCTGGCTAGTACTTGCAATCCTTTTGGTGGTGATTTTGATACTCTTTCCTGTTTGGCTTTTGTTTTTATTCCTGATACGGGTCTTTTAAAATCTTCTTTAAATAATTTTAAAGATAATATATCTACGCATTTTCCTTTAGGATATATTACTGATTTTTATAATATAATATCTACGACGACTGAAGGTACTTTGACTGTATTTTCTGCTCATTTGCCTACTGGTTTAGGTCTTGGTTCTGGTCGTTTTATTGAACTTGATCTTGCTCACAGTCTTGATTGGATTTTGTATTCTACAAGTACGATATTCCAATCAGAAGAAACAGATAATACTAAGAATTTTTATCAGATAACTTCTTACTATTGGGATTTGATTCTTTATTTTCTTTTAGGTATTTATATTGTATCTCGTGTATTAGGTTCTCGTTTGTGGTCTATTGACATGGGTAATAATCAGACATTAGGGGGTTCAGATCTACCTTTTGATGAAAGAGATAGGTATAATAGCGGTATGTATAAAGATTTTTGGAATAAAAAATGATTATAAATCTTCTTATAAATTTTCTTTTGTTGGCTTTTGGTACTATCTTTACCTTTTTTCCTGAAGTTTCTATAGATTCTATTCCTTTTGTTGGTCAATTTATTTATGACGCTCTTGTTTTTGCTATGTTGAAATGGAATGCTTTTATGGTTACTTTTCCTTATGCACAGACAGGCTGGTATATCTTTATATACGGTATTATACCGTTCGAGATTACTCTTTTGTTGTTGAAGTTTTTCTTTGGTCATCGAGCACCTATTAATAATGTAAACTAATGATACCTTTTTTTCTTTTTCTTTTTGTTTTTCATTCTATGCAGTTTTGGTTGTGGAGAGTTTATCTTAAAGAGCATAAAGACGCTTACGAACGTCGTATTCCGACTCAGTTTGAGTCTATGTTATTTTGGCCACAGTTTCTGGGTATTATGAAAGGAAAACAGCCATGGAAAAACAATTAATATATGAATAATCCTTTTTTAACTGCTTGTATGTGTACCACTGCATGGTATGCAGGTTTTGTATCTAGTACTTGGTATATGGGTATTATTTCTTTTTTTCTTTATTTTATTGGTTTTTATTTTATATGGAAAAACAATCAATTTTAGATCAAAGTATAGGTAATAAGGTTCCTATAGAGGCTCTGATTGATACCTTCAGTGCTTCTGAAGGGTCAATTAACCTTTATTATGGTCTTATAGGTAACGGAAAGACATATAATGCTACGGCTGATATTCTTGATTTTCTTAGACAGGGTAAAGTAATTTATGTAAATTGGCGTATTGTAGTAGCAGATTTTGATGATAGAGAGTCTTTTTTTATTCTTTTTGTTAATACTATTCTTTTTAGAAAGCGTTTTTATCGTATTCCATGTGCTCAAAATTTGTATTTTTTTGATGTAGATGACGGTGTTTATAATTCAGAGGGTAAATGTTTGAAGAAATTTGACGGTACTGCCGATGTTGTTGAGTATTTTTCAGGTCTTAATGATTGCATGATCTTTTGGGACGAAGGTCAGGATATGTTTGATTCTTATGAAGGTACCAAGTTCTCAAAGGCTAAAAGACGTTTGATCCTTCATACAAGGCATTACCACAGGACTTTAAATATTATCACTCAACGTCCTACAGCTATTCAGGTATCTGCTCGTGGTAATGTAAATAGGTTTTATAAGTGTGTTAAATTGGCTTCATGGCCTTGGCCACGTTTTGCAAGATATGAATTTCAAGAGATGTCAGGTGAAACAGTTGATGAAACTGCTGAACCTGTATCTATTAAGCGATATTGGGCTGATAGTCGTGTTTTTAAGGCTTATAATACTGATTATCTTTCTCAAGGTATTCCGAAGTCACAGAGCGTATTTTTCGAGGCTTTCGACCTTACTTTTAAAGATAAGGTTTTAGCCTTCCGCCGTCTTTTTTTGCGACGCCTTAAGGCGAGCAAAAAAGAGGCGGAAGGAAAAGTCGAAAATACGGCTAAAAATGAAAAGTTATCCACAGATTATCCACAGTTACCAATTTAATTTCTTGACACACTGGTGTATACTAAGCGAGTAATCGAGTCTTGGCCCGTAAGGACAAGCCGAGATGAGATTACGAGCGAATTAAGTCACTAATTTTTGCGTTTAAACGTGCAAATAAAGAATAAGATTCAGCAAGAGTTATCCCCCGATTGTGGTTGTGGGATATTCTATGATTCTTGTATTGATTGTTTTAATAAGAAACTAAAAATGCATAAGTATATGCCTACAGTTGAGCAAGTAAATGGAGTTTGGCGAGCTTTGGCGGTTGCGGTAATGGAAAAGGATCTTGAAGCAGTGAGAAAGTGCTATTTTCAGCTTCGAGCTTATAAGATACAGGCACAAAACTCTTCAGACACTTTCTCAGAACCTGAAGAAGTGATAGAATAATTATATGTCATTTATTTTCAGAACATCTAAAAATGTATCGAATATATCACCCTCTTTAAATCGTTTTAAGTATGCTCAAAATGCTTTAGCTTTTTTACATGCAAGTGGTTCACGTCAAATGCATCATGGCTTTCGTCATAGAATTGCTCAAGCACATGCTATGAAAAAGGGACGTTTTACTGGTAAATCAGCTCGTTTTGGGCTTTAATTTATGAATAAAAATGCTCTTATATTTGGGTTTTTGCTTGGTGCCGTTAGTTTTGTTGCTTTTCCTGCTATGGCTCAAGTATTAGATTTTTCTTCTGATATTTTGGTGCCTTTAGTTGAAAAATTTGAGCCACTTCCTCCTACGATTCAATCAGTTTCTAAAGGTTTGCAAAAGAAAGTGTCTGATATTATGGCTTCGACTTCTCTTGATGTAGTTGAGTCTTCTAAGATTTCTATTTCTTCTGTTGAAAATGAGCGTCAGTTGAAGGTTTTAAATGACATATATGGCGTACTTCGTTCTATTGATCGCAAGATTAAATGAAAAAATTTTTCGTATTATTTCTTTTCTTAATTAGTCCTATAACAGTATTAGGTGCTGATTATTGTGTTTCTGGTGCTGGTTCTCCTATAGACGGTGAATATTCTGTTGGTGCTGATATTGGTGGTTATCCTGCGTATTATTCTGCAGGTATAGACGCTGTTTTTATGTATACAGGTTATTATGAAATTCGTTTGCTATCTGATTATGCAAGCTATGGGTATTATCATGATTCAGCAGGTTCTGGAGGTTCGTATTTGACTATTGATTCTATTAACAATATCGGTGTCTCTCCTGTCCCTTCTATTGTATCTGGTGGTTGCTCAACACCCACGCCTACACCTTCTCCGACTGGTACATCTACTGTAGCAACGTCTACAGAGGCTTATCTTGGTACTTTAGTACTTGGTAATGGCATAATTATCACGCTTTTGTTTCTTATGGTGATGGGCTTTTTATACAATAGTTTTAGTACTAAAAAACCATGGCGTTAGTTTTAGTTTATTATTTTATATATGTTTTTGCAGGTATTACATCAGCAATTTTAGTATTTAAAGTTCTTGAATGGTTTTGGTGCTGGCTTTTGTATCTTATTCATGATATTACAAGGTAATGAATTACTCTCTTATTAATTCAGAGGGTCTTATGGTGTTTATTTTTGCCCCTCTTATTGCTATGGGTATTTATATGCTTGTAAAGCTGTTTAGTCGTTTAAAATGGTAGTTCTATTACTCAATCCTGTCTTATTCGCTTCAGGATTGAGTAATAGGTCTGTCATAGATTCGTTAGAGTCTGGGTAGATCAAAGGTCGGTGATTTCTGGCACACAAATATGCCTCGTACAATACAAAAATTCAAATAATGCCTACTCTAACTGCAACTTCAAGTGCTGTATTTACTTCGATTGGTCTTTCAGCTTCAAGTATTTATAGTATTTTCGTTGGTCTTGTTGGTACTGCTGTTGATTTCGGTCTATGGCTTGTTCAGGTATCATGGCCTTTCCTTTTGGGTGTAGCTTTCATATATCTTATGTGGAAGTTGGCTCATAAGTTTATGGGTCTTGGTCGTT